AAAGTAGGAAGCATTTGCCTAATCATTTCTTTAATGGGATCGGCAAATGCTAATTGTTTGGCACTTATATAGTGACCTTTTTGATCGCGAAGAAGTCTAATCAACATTCTACTTAAAGTATTTTTACCACAATTTGCCTTCCCAGTTATCGCTATGCGGTACATTACCTTTTCTCCATATAAATTCTTTTACCATTTATCTTTTTCCAAGTCTTACCAAAATTGGGATGTTTTTCTTTCTTTTTTGCATTTGACATGTTCTTTTTTGCTTCTTCTGATTTTGGTTTATTTTTAGCACTTGCTGACATTTTTTGTTTAGTAATATTAGATGCTTTGTGTCCCAAACTATTAGTATTACCAATTTTACTTATAGATATTTTTTGTTTAGTTTCTGATGAATGAGTTCTGCCTTTACCTTGTCCAGGTTTGGCGATAGGAGGTAAATTCCCACCTTCATGCATATTGTATCCATAGTCATTACCATACACTTTTATATTAGAACGAAAAAACTCTATCCAAAATTTTTCTGCTTCTAACGCATCATCTTTGTTATCAAATTCTTCCCATACATTATGGGTAAACCCATCCCAACCATATTTGCGGATAGCACGATACAACGGATCGTTATACTCTTTAAATTTTGTATTGAATGCATTACTCTTCGTGTCTCGCCATCTTTTAATAGTATTTTTGGTGAACCCAACATAAATTTTTAGATTGGATTTGTTTTGATGAACATATATTTTATACATATTTATTTTTGACCAATATAAATATCAGGATAAGTTATATACAATTCATTTTCATGTTCATCACCTTTTCTTGAAATATCCCATAATTGTCTAGCATATTCTGATGGACTATCATTCAATACGTCTCTGACAAACCACTCATTAGGAATGAGTGTGGAAGAATCTTTGGTTATAATGAATCCATTGTTGCTCAAATTAGGTTTTGCTTGCGGTAAATGAAAAGAAAACATGCACATATCCCCAACAGAATATTTATTTTCTGGTTTGTTCCATAACTTAATCATCTTAATAAAATTGAGCATTTCGTTGCTATAGACGATATTGTCGCTGGCAATATTTTTTAGTTCCTGAATATTATTATAATATACACTCTGCATTGCTTCTTGCAACGGTGCAACGCGTAAACGTAAAGAGAGAGAGCCATTATTATCTTTATCTAAATCAACGATACCCCTATCTTTGAGATAATAAAAAATCTCTTCAACACCAATTCTGGCGCCTACAACAAAGTCAGTCAAATGTAATGCTCTAAATGGATTTTGTTGTGGCAAGCTTCCCTGATAAATTCTGCAAAGGAGTGTCCAAATGACTTTATTCAATAGTTCATCTTTGACGTAAAAATTAGCCACTTACTTGTATTGTTTTAATGCGCTGACGCAGTGCTTCTCCAAAATGCTGCGCACATAATCAGAGCGCGTGGGAGGATTTCCAGTTTCTTGTACTGACTTTTCAAACGCTTTGTCGAGTAAAGAGTTGAGTTCTGGGCTGATTTTAAGCACAATTTGTTGTGTTAAATTAGTCATTTTTATATCCTTTGTAGCCGTATTAGTTGCATATCTTTGTGATACGAAGTGAGCAGCTGCAATACATATATCCAATTATTAGTATATTTCCATAAAAATCTTACCATTGAGAAACGACCCGGGCTCGAGACACCATATTTATATCCTGCTCCACCAGAATAGCGTGGGTAAATCTATCTTTCAAACGATCGTTGTGGGTAATAACTAAGATAGTGAAATCTTTTTGTAGGAATTTAATAATGTCGGCAAAAGCGTCTACTCTACCTTTACTGAGAGATTGGTCTAACTCATCTAGTAATAGAAACTTGATATCAATACCTAATAAATTCTGTAGTAAAAACGACATACCTAATTTTAGGCTAAATAGTACCATTAGCTGCATAGCACCAGAGAGTTGCTCATAATATCGATCTTTACCATGTACTTGATAGGTAATATCTAATGTATCAGCTTCAGTACCATCGCCTTTAGTCTTTTCGATAAAAAAGAAAAGTTGCAAACCCGGCTTGAATTGATCAAGTAGTTTATTAACTTCTAGTTGCAAAGCGTCCAAAATATTATGAATGATGAGATTAGGAATACCCATACTAGAAAAAGCTTGGATAACTAATGGGTACATACCCAACTTATCTTCTAGCTCTTTAATCAATTTAGACAAGTCAGTTTTCTTTTGCTTGTCCATTTTTTTCTGATCTATGCTGTGTAATAGAACAGCTTTATGATTAGTAAAATGGGTAATTTCTTTGTTAGCTACTGCAAGCTTACTAGAAAACGTGGTGGCATTATCTTTCTCTACCTTGATGTTGTCTTGCAGCACCTTAGCTTCTTCAATAGAAGATTGTCTTAATTCTTCCCGTACTTGCTCTATCTCAATTTCTTTGTCTTTTAGCTCAATAGTGTATCTTCCCAATAAAGTAGCATATTCATTATGGATACCGCGTTTATCAGTTACTTCCTTTTTCTTAGTGACGATCTTAGTATTGACGCCCTCCAAATGTTGTCTAGACATAGTAAGAGAACTAATGGTCTGTTGACTTGCCTGAATTTCCATATTCAACTTATGGACAGCTACTTTGCCATCTTTAATCTTGATTTGCAGTTCCGCCATCTGAGACTGATCTTTAGCGCGACACTCTTGACGATGCTGTTCTGTCATTGGCTGACGACAGTGTTTACATACACTATCCGTAGGCATAGGAATCTTCAACTCTTCATAGGCAACCATATTATTCTGAATGTTAACATTGTGTTCTGTTACCAATATTTTCTTCTGTTCAATCTGTTCGTTCAAGATATCAATTTGCGAATAGTCTATAGCCGCCAACTGAGCCTGTGTTTTCTCTAGCTGCTTTACCTCCAATAATAATGCGCGAGCATCTTGAATGATATTAGTTTTCTTGGTATTGTATTCCTTGATGGAAATCTCTAACCTACCCTTATTTTGAATGAGTGTTTGCTCTCGGTTCAGTAGAGCAGAAAACTTGCCTTCCAAAACGGAATGCTGGATAATCAGACTGCTTATTTTAGCATTTACCTCCTTCAGAGATTCATTTAAGGTTTGTAATGTTTCCTGACGTACAACTAATTCATTCTCTACAGAATCTAATTGTATGTTGAATTTACTCAGCTCTTCTTCTGGATCGCCTAACGATTCTACCAAAGTACGTATACGATCTAGCTCGCGGGACAGAGAGATAAATTTGTCTTTGGCTATCTTCTCTAGTTTGGCATAAATCACTAGGTTGAGAGCATCCTTAAGAATGGTTTTACGTTTTTCGGGCGTAGCGGTAGCTAAGCTATTGAAGTCGTTCTGTACGAAATGGACGAAAGTCCTGAAAGACTTATAATTGATCTTGAGAAGTTTGGATAGGTCTTTCTCGGTGTCAGCAGCTCGACGACCAGATAAATCTTTCCAAAACCTGTCATCAAAAAGAACCTCATACCTATTAGTGTGTAACACTTCTTCTTCGGGTCCGATCTCGGGCGTTCTCTCATATAAGGATAGATCAGTACTACCCTTGCGCGTGCGCGTGCGCGCAAGTCTGTATTCCTTATCCTCCACTATGAAGTCAAATACCACTTTACAAGCGGGAGCTTCATCTCGGATAATCTTCTCTAGATTGAAATTAGACTGATTGAACAGCACGTATTCGATAGATTTAAAAATAGTAGTCTTCCCTACACCATTGGCTTCTGCATCATTACCCTCAGTTTTACCTACTAATAGGGCAGAACTAAACTGCGTAAAATCGATATACACCCAGTCATAACACATGAAATCTTTGATGTACAGACGTAGTGGCTTCATTCTTTCGCCTCTAACTTGTAATGATTGTAGATATCCATAGCTAGTTCGATGAACTGTGGTCGTAGCTTATCTTCCACGTATTTCTCGGCGTACGTTTTGATAGAGGTCGCCACATCCATCTTGGTATCGATGGTGTTGTTATCATCCTTTTTGATAAGAGTGATCTTCTTGGACTCTGAAATACCGGTGACGTTGAAAGCACCATGAGAAGTCAAGTATTGTTCCAAAGTCGTTTTGTTAATGGACTGAAGTTCAGGCGCAGCTAGAGACACGTCTAGGCGCACGATAGCTTTACTCCAATCGTCTACTTTCTCCAATTCCTTAAGTACGAAATCGGTGGGATCCTTAGTGTCCTTAGGCACCACCACGCTCAATTTTTTAAGTGGGCGTGTGGGCAAATACTCAGACGTCCAGGCGTGCTTGCGCGAGTAGCAGTCGAAGATGATGATGAACTTCTTTTGGTCGGTCTCCCCAAAGTTAGAGATGTCCATGCTACCAATGTGCGCCACGTACGGAGACTTCTGCATCACTTGTGGTTTATGTACGTGTCCCATCCAGGTGTAATCGTATCCACTAAACATATCCAATGGACAGAACAACTCGTTGGTGATATCATCAATTTCATCACCTACCGGGATAGAGCCATCAATGGCAAGATGTCCAATCAGTACTTTTTGATAGGTGTTGGGAATACCCGCCAATTCGTAGACAAGACTTTCCCTCAAAATGGAAATAGCCTCGGTGTTGCTCGCAACGCTAAAGGACTTCCTATCTCTAAAGGGAACAATAGTGAATGCGGTTCGACCTATTAACACAGTGTCAATATCCTTATAGATACTGACGTTATCTAACTCCACTTCACCAATAACATCTAACGGTGAGGCGTAGCTGAACCCACTACGTAGAATATCATGGTTACCCAAGATAATGTGGACATGTACTTCGTGCGCTTGACACTTCTTAAGCCACGAAACAAACAAAGTTAGAAGCGTGGGATGTGGCTTGGGATCCTCGAAGATATCACCAGTAATGATGATATGCTGCGAATGATGCTCTAACGCTCTATCCAACGTCCAATCCAAAAGGTTGAGTTGGTCAGCAATGCGACTATTCAGGTTAGCACCCACCACAGCTTTACCTATGCTGGTACCCTTACCTAAATGTACATCGCCTAGGATGATTACATTTAGCATGTGTAAGAAATGATCTTGTCCTTTATTTGCTCAACTATGCGACGAAGTGCTTCATTGCTATGGTCGTGCTTGAGGTTGTGCTGATCATATACCCAGCACATATCCTCGATAAATTTCTGCGATTTTTCGTCATTATGTGTTTGATGAAACTCTCTAACGAGATTGGAAAAATCCATCATGATCTCCAGGCGTTCAGAAAAATCCTGGTGACTGACGATTTGATCTTCGTCAACATCGGTGGGAAAAAGTTCTAAAATTTTGGCAGCTGCTCGGTCACGAGAAATGCCATCCATGGCAGCTACAAATTCTACTCCACGTGCATGCCTATTTCCCACCCCACAACCATAACAACAGAAAGTATTGGTTTCTGCATAATAATTAAATGACGCTGTATTTTCACGTCCACCCTTATGAGATTTGAATGGGCATGTAACCTTACGATTGATTGCGTCAATACGCAAACGATACCACTTGAAAATACGAGTCAGTGGGACTGTATTAGCCCGATCAATTAGTTCTTTGTAATGATCTTTTCTTGTAAAAGCCTCTGCAACATCTCCAGTCTCCCCTGGTGACGTGCTAGGGCCAATGGATCCGGTTGGACTTGATATTGAGCGCATGATTGTGTATATTTTCCAAAGTTCTCTTTTTCCTCAGAAATGAGAGATAAAAGGAACTCCTTGGGAGTAGTCACAGACATATTATTCTTCCGACTTTTTCTTGTCAAGTGCCTTATTAACTTCTTTATTTATAAAATCAACGAGAGTAGTAGAATCTATTTTCTTTTCAAATTGAAACATCTGATATTCTAATAAATTTAGACGATCACGCTGCGCCATACAAGTCTTGAATAAGACAGTAATCCAGCCTAGGGATCCCATACCTTCTTGCTCAATTGGATCGTTATTAATTTCAATGGCTAATTGAATCATATTAGTTAAAACTTCTCGTTCGGCTTCTTGAGCAAAAATATTCTTGTTCTGTGGCAACGTTTTATCAGTCATTAATCGACCAAAATCTTGAGCCAATTTGGCGGCGCGAACTTTATAAGATGATGAGCGCTCTTGGGCAGCATGCACCTGTTGATCTAACTTTTGCTGAGTTGGCTTTTTAGGTTGCCCGTCAAACATAGATTTTTGTGAGCTAACGTTTTTTAACGTAACCTTATTCTCGCGCGGTTCTTTTAGTTCTTCATCAAAGGGTCCTGACATGTTTTCTCGATTACTTTTTAGGAGGGATAGGGGAGGCAACCGCTCTGGCTACAATAACAAATTTGTCCGCTAATTCTACAACAAAATCCTTACCACAAGCCACCTCTAAAGATGGTAAAGTAGCCGTAGAACGAACTGTCAAAAAGAGCCTATTTGGTTCAGCAGGAAATGGAGTACAGTGTTGTTCTACTACCTGATTTGGCAGTGCAAACATCTCAATAGGACGATATCTAATTTCTTCCCAAATCTTTTGAGCTTCAGTGACTGGTGTAACGACAACAGAAACGGCAGGATATGACGACCGTGCAGCCGCTTTCTCGAGAGCGGTGGCGATGGCGACAGTAT